CGCGTTTAATGGCTCGGAATCTGGCAAGAATTTCTTGGTGGTATTCCTGAGCAAACTCGTTGATTGCCTTACGCATAATGATGTATTTTCCGAGTTTTGAGTTGTAGCGTATCCACTCCATTGAATAGATGTGGTATAGGTCGAAGTGGGCGAATTTGTCGCCATCGTTGATGTCGTCCATGATTACGTCGTCGCCGTCGACATATTGGGCTGAATAGTCGTCCATGTCGATGCCGATGTGCGCATCTTCAAAATGTGTGTCATCGCGCTGCGCGATTTCTTCGATGACCTTGATAATGTTGTTGGTTAGCTTGACAACTTTGCGGTTAGTATATTTGTATTCCATACGGAGAGGGATTATGTTTTCTGTGAGATGGATGGCTTAGTGGTTGCCCCACTTCCAGCCGTTAGGAATGAGATGCGCAAAAATTTGCGGTGCTCCGGCTATCACGATGTATAGGAGGAACAGCAGTATCCAGCCGAAGGCACGGAAGGTTGCAAATATTTTGCGTAGCTTCTTCATACCTACAAAGTTAAACAAAATATCAATACGATTCTGTTATTGAGAGAATTAGTTGAAAAAATCTTGTTTATTTGTTTAACGATTCTCGCAGATTATTTTTACCTTTGTGGATGTTAACTGAAATACATCACAAAACAAATCTAAAACATGAATTATAGTGTAGTTTCAAATATTTACCTGAGAAATAATGGAGTTTTTGCAAGGGATGCAGAAAATATTTTTGTCCGTTTAGCCTATCAGCAAGGCGGATTGGATGGTGCTTGTGCTGTTTACTCGCTCATGATGTGTTTACTACGTCTCAAATATCTGACGAGGGATGATTTGTATATCAATGATTCTTCGCCAGACTGTCGTACCCCAAAGGGGAAACTTTTACATGAAATTCTTGAAAACAATGGATTGGTGCGCAATGGTTTTGGCTTTATCCAATTAAAAAGAGAAATAAAAAATTATTTAGATAAAGACTTTGAAGTTACAAGATATGCGCCTAAAACTAATGATGATACGGTTCAACGTATTACGCAATTGTTAGATGATGATATAGCACCGATTATCTCGGTAATTTGGAAGTCTAATGGTGCTCATGCTTTGCTTGCGGTTGGATATGAATATGATGACGATGATAATGTCACAAAAATATTGTGCCTTGATCCAGCTTCATCTGAGCCATTGGTTTCGCCATGGAATTGTTTTATAGATGTTTGCAAAAAGAAAGGTAATTATCCGCATAAGGTAGTAACGACAACGTATAACGATGATGGTTGCTTAGACGATATGATTGCCATCGTTCCTCGTGTTATGGAGGTTGCTGATTAATAGTGTTAAAGCTATGGATGATAACAGAATAGAATCAAAACTCTTCGACGAAATTTTAGGAGTCGAAAGAAATAAAAACTGGGTGAAAATTCCGTTTGCTGATTATCCTTTGACTGAAGATGAAATGGAAATCTTCAGGGAAGGATATGCCCCTGATTGGGAATGTCGCTATGCTCCCTGCTACATAAACGGATGGTACTATATAGTTCGCTCGGGAACATTTGTGCGCAAATTCAAATATCATAAGCAGCGTGATGGGCGGTATCATATCACCGAAATGTATGGAGCTGAGCCGGAGCTTGAAAGGGATATATTCTATTATGTAATGCGATCAGGATACTTCAAACGAAGCATAGATAATTCACGAAAGAGTGATGAATATTTTGAAAATTGGAAAGATGTGAGCCGTGAGTCAATTATGGTTGAAAACCAACCGGATGAATGTCATTTTTGCCATCGACTAAATACAGTGAAAGAAATAATCTATGGCGAACCTGCTCCCGAACTGATTGAAAAGTATCAGCGCAAAGAAATTGTACTTGGCGGTTGTTGCATTACTCGCGACGCCCCGGAATGGGCGTGTACGCATTGCGGACAGACTTATAAGAAGGAATAAACCTTGTGGCATAAATAAAGCGCTCCGATAAGGTTGCTAAAACTTTGTCGGAGCTTTTTAATTTTGAATTAGTCGTATTTACACGGTTTCTTCTTCGTCGAGCATACTGTCGGCGAGTGACTGAATTTCAAATGCGATGGTTTCGAGGGCATCGCGGAACTTCTTGCGCTCATCACGTGTAAAGTCGTCAGGCTTCCCGTTTTTGAGGTCGTGGTTGAGCTTGTGAGTAATCCAAGAGCGAGACTTGCCAAAGAATCGTTCTGCGATGTAAGATGCCTTAAGCACTTTCATGATGTCTTGCTCTTTTAACTCAACGTATGTGCCGTTCTTGTAGAGCGATTTCATACGCTCCACTGCTTTGTTTGCCAGTTCTTCACCTTCAGAAGATTGGGCACGTTCAAGAATTTCTTGAATAAGTTTTTCGTTGTCCATGTGTATAAAAATTTTTCCGCAAATATAATCAACATTTGTTGAATATACAATAAATCAGCAGAAAAATTTACACCACTCCGGAGGTGGAGAGCGAGAAAGAGTCGTGGAACGGGAATTTCTCGCAGCCGATGTAGAGGGTGTCGAAGGCGTCGGTGCCGTCGGTGCGGTGCTCGAGGAGGGCTTCTTCGCTCTCGGCGAGCTTTTCGCCTGACTTGTCTTTGCGAAAACCGTTGCGCCCGCGGCTGACTCCTGCCGACTGGATGGCAAGGATAAGGTCTTCGTTGTTAGAGCGGTTGAAGAACGGCATGAGGCGCTGCTTGCCGGCAAAGCCCTGGTTGATGAGAAGGTACTTTTCATCGTGGCGCATCGGGTTGCCGAGATAGACCGGTTCCACTTGCCAACCATGCTTTTCAAATTCGTGGATTACTACCCAGCGAAAATCTTGCTCGTTGACGGCATAGTTTGAGCCGAGTGCGGTAGCATCGTAATAAAACACAACGGTTTTGTTGCGATGGTCGCGGTAGTAGTCGCAAAAGTCGGCAACGAGTGCCGGGATTTTGCGCTCGAATTTCACATAGAAAGATTTGATGACGTTGAGCCGACGCTCACGCGGTTGCCCCGCAACAATCCAGTTGATATTTGCATTGTAGTCCATGCCAATGCAAATTGGAGCGTCAGGGTCAACGTCACTGTCGCTTGTTGAGTTAAGAGTTGAGAGTGAAGAGTTAAGAGGGCTGTCAGCCAACTTCTTAAACTCGGCGTCGAGGGTGTCAAAGTTGCTTGCATCGTACTTATGAGCTTCGCGCATAGACGAATAAAAACCGTCTTTGGCAATTCCGATCCTCTGACAAAGGATAGAGGTTTGGAAGGTCAAAGGCGTGAGGTCGCGCTTCATCTGCTTGATGTAGTTTTCACCAAGCAGTTGAAGGTTTTCTATTGAGGAATATTCCTTGTAGTAAACCGCTACGGAGCGCATCTTATTGAGGTTAGTGTCGAGGCGACGGAGGTAGCCTTTCAGATATTCGGGAACGGTTTCGCCACGATTATTGAGTTGGCGGATCCGTTCCTTGGTTCGCCAAATTTCGTAGACCGTACCCTCAATAGTTTTTATGAGTTCGGCATCCATCTTGTCGCGATAATGCAAGAACCAGGAGCCGCGCTGCGTTTGCGGCATATCACTGAGAATCATGATTGAGTGATTGAAAGAGTGATGCCCGAAGTACGATTTAATACCGCCGTTAGCAGGTAGTGTTTCATCTTTGAGCTTCTGATAGTCAATGAACTTTGCTTCATCGACGAGCAGCCACGAGAGAGTCAGCGAGTTAGACGAGCCGGGGCGGTCTTGCGAGATGATGATGGCGCACGAGCCGTTGTAAAACGATATGACGTGTTCATAGTCGCTCGGTTGGATTATCGGTTGCTTGAACGATTTGGGCGGTTTCCGACCAATCACGTAATGCACACCATTGAGAAATCCCCAACGTTTCCAAGCAGCGAGCAAACCCGGGATGGTGTTTGTCAGACCGTGTTTGAAAGTCGGCACACAGATGCCGCCTGTGCTGCCCGGCATCCGTTGCATATTGCGGAGCACGAAAGGCGCGGCGATGGAGTCCGTCTTACCTGTACGACGGCCGGCAACGATAACGGTGGTGTTGGCGCCGATGAGTTGCGTCAATCGCTGCGGCTTGTTAAAATATATGCGTTTGTCACTCATGGTCTTCCGGTTGCGAGTTTGGGAATAATGTATCCAGTTCGAGGTCGACTTCCTCAAACTGAACATCCTCAATATCAATGGTCTCGGCACGATATTTTTGTATCATATCCGAGATTTTTTCTTGTATATTTGGGATAGGCTCGATGCCGAGAACACGTGGGTCGTCGGTAGCCGTGAACGGTTGCGGCACAATCATGTCGTATGGCATGGCTTGTTCATCCTCCAGGTCAACGCGGTTATGCTTGGCATAGGATGACGCCGCCCGTTCCATCGTTTTCGTGTCCTTGCGCTTCTCCGCCATCTTGTAAGTGGCGAGAATCATCTCATTGTATCGCCAGCGGTGGAAATCGCGGCTTGCAGCGGCAAGTGTCGGCAGAAGCGTTTTGCATATTGCAAGATCGCTGTATGCCGTAACACGAGAAATGGGATGGCGCTGCATGACCTCGGCAACGAACTCGCGGTCGGTTGCGTCGGGGTTAGAGATGAACCAGTTGTACATCTCACGCACACGCAACACCTTCTCCACAATGATTTGCGGATAGCGCTGCGCAAGTTCGTCCTCCTTGGTAAAGAGGTCGGCACGGCAAACTTCTATGGCACTTGGTGTACTCACTGCGTTGTAGTTTATCGTTCATAGTACATTGACCGCCACCTTACTCGTCATCTTCCATGTCGAGAAGGTTGCGATGGGCATTTTCAATGGCAAGTGGAGAGCCTACTTGGGCAAGCATCATCTCCTGAGAGTGAAGTTTGACCTTCGATGCGGCTTTGCCACGTCGGTAGGCTTTCGACACGTCGGTTGTGCGGTCTGCAATGTCTGAGCGCAAAACATCAGCCGGAATATCAAGTATTACGGCGATGTCAGAAATTTTGAGGTAGATACTGGCGTATTTCTCAATCTGTTGTAATACGGTCTCTGAATAAGTCATTTAGCGGAACGGAATGATTAGTGATTAAATCGTTGACTTGCGCAAAAAGATTGTCGAAAATAGCCGGGTCGGTGCTGATGAAAGCAGACTCGGCACGGTTGCCTCGGGTCAGGTTCTGCGAGGTAACAACGGAAACCTTGGTGTCGTTCTCGCCCTTAACCAGAAGGATTTTCGAGTGGTTGTCAGCCAAATAAGTGCGCTCAATAACTTGGATGATGAAGCTCCAAAGTTTGAGCGTCTTGTTGGTCGCCTTATGGTCGAGCACAAGATTAATGCGGCTGACCTTTTTGTTGCGAGTGATGAAATATAGTCTGCGAAGGAACTCTTCGGAGATGGAGAAAGATGTTTGCCAGATTTCGGCTACACCCACTTGCGCCAATATCCACTCCAGTACGTCGGCAACTTGCAAGGCTGTCGAAAGATACGCCTGAAACGGTTTCTCAGAAAGCGGTTTCAGAATGTCGGATATTGAAGCGGTTCTTTTCACAATGACTTAGCGGCTTTCTTCGATTTGGCTTTCGATTTCGTCGAAACGGGCGTGGCGGCGGCATCAGCCGAGGGGTCGGAAGAAATGACGTAATGGTCATACGCCTCCCAGTTAGCATGAAGCTTCTTGTCGAGTTCTATAAGTTCTTTGAGGAACGGATAGCGCTCGCTGTCGGGGCAAGTAGAGTCCTCGGTTGACATGGTGCGAAGGCGAAGATGCAACTCGCGCATACGTTGCAGAAGCGATAGGTTTTCAACGTACTTCGCCTGAATATCCTCCGGAAGTTGGTCGTGGTCTGAACGCTTACCCTTTTGGGGTTCCTCGTCAGCCTTAGCTGCGAGAGGAATGTGTTCAGCTACAATTTCCTCGACTTGGGTTTCCATCTCAACGACCTGCGCATGGGTTAACTCCTGCACACGGAAGTTGTAATACTTCTGAAGCTGATACTCGATAAAGTCCTTGCGCTTATCGAGAGCCGCAATAA